AGTATTCTTAATAGAATCCATAACCATTTCTTGTCCAACATAATCTACTTCATACCAAACATTACCTTCACTATCTGTTATATCTAAAATTCCTACAATATTAGAATCATCAATTAAAACAGTTGGAAAAGCTTGATAACTTCCAAAAGTAAATTCTGTTGTTTTTATAGTAGCAGAATATGCTTGTCTAGTTTTCTTTAAAAGATAAAATAATGGTTCACCTCCTGAAATTTCATATATTGAAACTTCTGTAGGGTCTAATGAACTACTTCTTGCAAAGTTAATAGGATCCTCAATAATAAAAGTAGTACCTCCTGTAGAAACTTGTGTGTTTGAAGGTAATGTTAAAGAGTAATTATAATCAGGAACATTATTAACTCCTGAACCAATAGCTGGTACTTGTTGATAAAAATCAACATCAACTACAGATACATTAGTTGCTTTAGGTTTATAACCTAACATATAAGCTAAGTCAAAAATGTTAGTGACTTGTCTTGAATATTGTAAGAAAGTTTCTTGTACTTGGTTATCTAAATAAAATGATAAAACATCACCTACATAAGCTGCCATCTCCATAAACATCATTCCTGGTGATGCTGGAGTGAAGTCATTGTAAGTATTAGGGTAATAAGTCTTAGAATACTCAATTAAAGTATTTCTAAAACTTGTAAAGTCCCTATTTAAATAATTTATATTTCTATTAACGTTAGCCATTATAATGTAAGGGTTATTGTATCATTTATTCCAAAGTTTTTAACAGAATATGTTAGTTCTATTTGCATTTCATTACTATCTTCAAAACCATATATGTTTAAATTTTCTATTGTTACATTAGGAAAAAATTGTTGAACATCAGTTTGAATAACTTGCTCTAAACTACTATAAGTTTGATTAGTTAATTGTTCAAAAACATATTCTCTTAAACTTGATCCAAAAGTAGGATTAAATACTCTTTCTCCTTTATTGGTTAAAAAGTAATTAATTAAGTTAGACTTAATTTGTTCTGCTGTTGTATATGTTGATCTAAAAACAGCATCAGCATTAAAAGGAATACTCACCCCTACTGCTCTTTGAGGTCTTAAAGAACTAGTTACTTCAATAGGGTATTTTTGTATTACTCCAAATGCCATTATTTAGTCATTAATCCCATTATTTGGTCTAAAGAAACTTGTCCTTCTGGTAAGGCTCCATTAACTGTGTCAGCATTTCCTGGGTTAAAGTTTCCAGCATATGCTGTGTTAGCTGCTCCTCCATTTTGCATTTCCCCTAACATACCAGTAAACATATCTCTACGTTCTTGAGCTGATAGTTGTTTTGGTTTTTCAATGTGAGGTTGAGCATAAGTGTCTTTTGATTCAGTCATAACTTGTTTTGGGGCACGAACTGCTTCTAAAAGAATTTCTTTTAATTCTTCTTGGATAGCTTCTTTTACAGCTTCCTTGATTAATTTTTTAAATTCTGTTGATTTCATTAGTTATAAATATTAAAGTTGTTGTTCTTTTTTTAAATTTAATTTATCTATTTCTAGTTTTGCTTCTTTTATAATAGAATTATTATCAGAGCCATATGTAGCGGTTGTATTTAAAACAAATTCTTTTTTAGAATTAGTTACTTGAGCAAATCTTTTAATTAATTTTGTAGTTTGTCCTTCTTCTGAGAGGATAGATATATTATATCCATCATAATTAAAGTTACTAACATTAATATTATTATTTGGAGATGGTGGTTCATCTACAATATTACTAAAATTAGGAGATATGTTTCCAACATCAATGCCATTTTCTATAGAACAAAAAACTAATAGTAAATCTAAAATGTCTAATTTATCAGCAATACTTTTAAATTGATTTGTTATTAAACCAATACTGCCTTTAGTTTGTTCAACAATAGAATTAGAAGCTTCTAAACCTTCTTGAGCATCATCTAATTTAGTAATAAGTGTAGCTATAAATCCTGTTGTTATAGGGGCAGGGGCAGTTGGTAAAGGAGCTACTTTAATAATTCCAATTAATATTTCTAATGTAGGAATAATATCACTAATAGTTTTTAATTGTTCTTCAGCTTTTGTTATACCTTTAATAGAATTAGGATTAACAGTTTGGTTTATAGATGATTTAAATTCTTTTAATGAAGCTATATTTCTGTCTGTTGGACATTTTGATTTTAATTTATTTTGTAGTATTTTAGTATCTTCTGTTTGACTTAGTTTAACTAATTCTTCTTTTACAAAAGTTTTCCTTTGTTCTGGATCTTGAAATTGTTTGGCTTTATTTTGTATTTCTTGATAGTCAGCGTAATATTTTTCAAGTTTAGCTTTATTATTATTAATAATTTGAATGTTCTCTTCCCCAACAATACTATTAATTTTAGTATTTACTTTTTGTTTAACTTTATTTGAAAATCCAAATACAGGATCCAATTGTTCAAACAAATATTTACTTAATGTTATGGCGTTTTTTTTCTGTGACATTATATTTTAACATAAATGACCATATTTTTCAGCAAAATAAGCTGGCATTTTTGAGTGTCCTAAACCTAATGAAATTGTTTGACTTCCTCCTGCTTTTAAATTATTTATTAAATAATCAATCTTAGGAACATAATAAGATGGTGTTCCCCAATTTTTTTTATTGTAAATCATAATACTATTATTAGTGTATGTGTACGTAGTACTCATAGCTTCTGGGGAAGGATCAATAAAACCAATAAATTTATAGGCTTTACCAGCAGATGTAGCACCTACTGATACTCCTGCTCGTCCACTTTTTGAGAAAACAACAATACTATTAATATTTAAATTAGGATAATTTTGTTTAATATTAGCTTTAGCTTTAGCCATATTGTTCTCTCCATACTCCCAATCCATAAAAGCAAAGGCTGTGTTATTAAATATAGGTTCATTTCCTTTTTTAAATTCACTATACATAAATTTTCCCCCATATGAAACACTTTTAGTACCTCCAAACACCACACATATAGAATTTGGATCAGAAGGTTTATTAGGTATAACATAAACAATACCTGATTTTCCTTCTCCTACTGGAAGTTCTTTAACAGTATATCCTCCATTATTATTGATAACTGGGGGATCAGTTGTAACAACAGGGTCTGGGGCAGAACCTGTATCAAAAGGAATTACTGGGGGTAATTCAGGTTCAACATCCACATATGTAAAATCTCCAAATAAATCACTATCCACTTCAAAATCAGGAGATGACACTATAGAAGCAGAAACAGGAACTGAAGCTGAAAGGGATGATGATAATTCTGATGGTATTTCTTCTGAGCCTGAAGTTAGTGATTCTAAGGAACCAGTATCTTCTGTAGGGTATATTGGTTCATCAACAATAACTTGTCCAGTATCTGTTACTTCAGCAAAAGTAGAATTTTCTGGGGTCACAATTGTTATTGGTGCAGGAGGTGTAGGTGCTTGGAAAGGTGCACTAACAGAGACTTTACTATTAATTACTCTAACTTTATCTGAAAGTAAAAGATCTAAATTAGATTGAATAGTTTTAAGATCTACAGAACATGCTTTACTAACCATATTTAAAGGAGCAAAAGGTGCTCCTGGGGGTAAGGAAGCCAAAACAGATAATTGATCTAAAACAGTAGTTAAACTATCTATTAAATCTTTTAAAGCAGTTACAGTATCTTTACCTAATAATATAGGTTGAGAATCATTATCTGATTTAGTACCTAAATTAATTGCTTGAGCTGATATATTAAATGTATCAGTATCAACATTAACAGAGGTTAAACTATTTAATCCTATTGAATTATTTGAAGAAAGTAATAAATGATCTTTAGCAGCATTAAATACTAAACGGTCAGATGTTACTATAACTTGAGAACCTTCATATTCTGAAGGAACTGTAGGGGCTGATGTATAGCTATTATAATTTATACTAGCTGCTTGAAGAGGTATTTTTTGAGTACTACCTAAATATATTGACGCTAAATCTTCATTTACATCTTCTAAAATAGGAATCCAACCTTCTGTAGTAGTGTTTTTAGTTTGGCCATTTCTTATAATAGTAATAGGATCTCCATTAATACCTGCTGTTGACCAAAGATTAGGGTTATTAGCTCCATTAACAGTACTACCAAATCTTAAACTATTTCCCCATCTTCCTTCATAAATAACATCACCTTCATAAGGTAAAAGAGGTTTAATTTCAGATCTTTCAAAAAAAGTTTGACCTAAAAATATCTCTGTAGATTGATCTGTTACTCTTCTAACACTGCCTGCCTCTGTTTGAATGTAATCTTTTTGTTGAGAATCAGGTAAAGTATTTGGAAATGAAGGAAATCCATTATGATGAGGATGATTCCAAACTGAGACTACACTTATATAATAAGCTATTCTATTACTAGTTGCACTAGCAATATTAGTACCTGGAAGGCCAAATATATAAACTATTTCATTTACTAAAGGTAATTGTTTTAAATTAGGAAAAGCAGGTCTAGCAGTCTGAAGTTTTTGACCGGATGAAGTAGGGGCATTAATATGTTCATATTCAATAGTTCCTAAACCATTCCATTCACCTAATTCTTTAAAGCGAGGATGATATTGATCTAAAACTATACTTTTAACTCTAACAGATGATAAAGGACCATTTATAGCTCCTGCTAATGTAGAACCAAATTGGTTACTATTATTAAGATTTAAAGCTCCACCAATACCAAATTGTCCTGCCATTATTTTTTCTCTCCAACATTTTTAGCTAAATCAAATAATTGAGCTTTTTCTTCATCTGAGAAAGCTAATTCATTAGATCCGTTTTGGGCTTGTACTTGTAAAGCACGTTGAACAATGGTAGCCATTTTGATGAGTTGTTCATCATTTTTAACTCCAATTTCCATATATTCCTTAATTAAAGGTACTACTAAAGTAGCATCTCCAATGTCATTAATAAGAGGTTTTAATTCTCCA